GGAATATCTGTAAGATAAGCTATATTCGTAAATCCACTAATTGTAAATCCTGTGCTTTTTATATTGAATCCTGCTGGATTTATAAAAAAACGATTTCCAAAACAAAGTTCATATTGAGCAAATTGATTAAGAAGTGCTTTCATGTCCCTTCTGACAATTACTTTTGTAATGTTAGATGTAATTCCATTATCAACACGGTCAATAAGTGTGCTAACCTTACTATATTTGAATCTACCACCGAACTTGTTAAGTTCAACGTTACTAGCATAATCATTCAATGAACTTATAATATTGGTTCTTAAGGATGTCGCAGAATCAACTTGAGCAGGGTTATAGTAAATATTAGATTCAATTTCTACATATAGTATTTTTAAATCAACTATTTCAGAATTTATACCAGCGATAGCGTAACTCTTTAATTTGTTTTTAATTTGAGATTTGTCAAAATCAGATACAAATGTACCATTCTTTGGTTTAATACTGATTTGAACTTTACCAAATTGAGGTGGGTCTAATTCTTCACCACCTACAACTGCAACAGATTCTGTTTGGGGAAAAATTGTACCTATTATTGCCTCATAATCTCTTGGTGTAACTGCTCTGTATTGTGCTGAGTAAAGTCTTGGAGCAAAATACTTAATAGAAGACACATCTTCAACTTCAGCACCGTTAGAAGCGTTTGAGACGGTGGTTATTGTTATATTATCAGTAGGTGTAAAGAATGAAAATGTACCATTAGATTCAGGTTTTTCAAATGTTCCTTGGAAACTGAATTGTGATGGACCGTTTCCATCTTCACCATCAGTTACAAGATATTTTGCAGTTACTATTTGAGCATTTTCTAATTTTCTTCCAAATAGACCATCACCAAATAGTATTTCATATTTTTCATCTTGAACTTCTTGTGCTAGAAATATTTCTGAGTTTTTATCAATATTTAATATATTATCAACCATCGAATACTTTCTACCAAGTCCTACATCACTTGAACCTTTAACATATACACGTAATGTTGAACTATCAATATTAGGACTATCAATAATATATCTTTGTTCTTGTGATGTATCAACTCTATAAACTCTTTGTAGTAGAGTTCCTTCATATACACTAATCGGATTATCAAATTTTGCAAATGATGTTCCACCTACATCAACTACTCTTGTTGAAGTAATTTCATCTGGTATTGAGAATCGATATGTAGTATTTGCTACGTTACCTACACAGACAAGTCCAGAACGCAGCGTTAAGAACTTAGGAGTGCTGTCATTTGTAGATCCTAAGTTAACATCACCAATATTGATTGTAGCGATTGCAGCGGTTTTAGAACGGGGTACGTAACCAATGTTTCTTGCAAGTGATATTACATTTTCTCTTATGGTTGCAGAGTCTAGAAATGATTCATTTGCAACCAAGTTTGCATTAAATGCATTAATATAAGTATTATATGCTAAAGTATCAATTAAAACAGAGAAATTTGAACCTTCAAAATCAAAATCAGAAAAATTTGAGTTTGAACGAAGAAAATCTTTAATTTGTGCTTTGATTTGATCAAAATCTAAACTTGTAAATTGAGTAAAGGGCATATTATCTTGTTGGTTCTAATATAAATGTGAAAGCTTGTGTAGGAGCTTCTAGTCCTATGATATCAAAAAGCACTCTGACTGAAATTGTATTGTCATCAGGGGATGCATCCACTTCAACACCTATATCACCTACTCTAGGTTCATAGTTTCTAACAGTATTACGCACCATATCTTCAATTATCATTACATCAGAACCAGAAAAGTTCTCAAATAACATACCACGAATATTTGTACCCATATTTGAGTCAAAAAATCTTTCAGTAGGTATAGTTTCGACTAAATTTCTGACTGATCTCACTATTGCTCGCTCATTTGTAAGCACAGGAAGGTCTTTTGTCACTGGATGTGGGTCAAAAGACAAACTTATATCTTTAAATGCTTTAGATTTGCGTGGCTTCGCCATTATTAATGCTTTTAGTTTTATTTATACCCTATCTTGCATAATCATTCATAACGTAATCATCAGTATCAAAGTAATTGAGTATCCACCATGCTACATTACGTGGATTTTTGCTTCCACAAGTGAAAATATCGATTGCTACACACCCTTTTTCTGGCCAAGTATGACAAGAAAGGTGACTCTCTGCTAAAGAGATGAGAGTAGTCACTCCATAGGGTTCAAATTGATGAGTAAAAGTGTTAAGAACAGTCAATCCTTCAATTTCAACTGCTCTTACCATCGTTTTTTCTATTTTTTGAGGGTCATTTAACTTATCAAAGGGCACATTATACACTTCAACGAGTAAATGTGTGCCCATATGAGCGTTTTTTACGTGTTTCATCCTAATTCTGGTTCAATATTGATGTCTATATTGCCTGTTTTTGGTTCAAATGGTTTTCTTTCCTCTTTTTCTTCAACTTCGTTGCGTTCTTTTGCTGTTTTCCAGAAATAATTCTCTTCTGAACCCAATCCATCACGATCATGACCGTTTTCAACTTGATAATACACTGTTGAAACCTTAAAATCGGGCACTTTTGGTGTTTCTGGAGTAATACTGTTGTCGTAAATCCTCATTCTGTTGTTTGGATAGAGGCAAAATTGCCCATTATCCAGTTCAAGAAGGTTATGAGACTTATGTTCAGCAGGTTGTTCGCTTGTTGAGTAGTCAACAGCGTCTACATCAGCATGAAAATTGTCTAAAGTACAAATATATGTGCCAGTTTGGTTGCCAAAGTCTCTTGTATACACTTCATAGTGCATCGAACCGATAAATTGCTTCTGAACTGCGATCACTCCATAGTCCATACAGTTCCAAAACTGTAAATTATGCAGTGTCATATCAGGATCGGGTATCTCAGGTGACGAGAGAAAAGCGGATATGGGCAATTTATCAAACATCGCAGCATATTCGGGCAAATAAGTCTCAAAATAAAAGGCACGACCAGGAATACTCTTAGCAGATACCCATACTCCTTTTACAAATTCGCCATGACCACTCTTATGGTCGGTCAAATACTCCTTTCTCACCCATACTTCATAAGAAGGTAAATTCGCAATCAGACAGGCCATCTATTTTCCTTGCCCTCTTGGTCTTTTACGAGCCGAGTTACGCGAGGTAGCCGCGTATTTGGAATGCTTTCCCTTTCCTTGTCGAGTTTTTTTGGGACGAGATTCAATTGTTTCGCCCATGCTAAATGTTTTTGCCATTAATCAAGTTCCTCTTCAGTCATTTCAGTTGTAAATTCACTGGGGTCATTCTTCCCTGTGAGGTAAAATTCGACCGCATAGTCTTGCATTCGGTCAAAGTATTCTCTTTCAGACAGGTCTGAGAACACTGCCTCTCCATTCTTAAGTATCGTATACTTAGTTCTACGCATGAGGATCATAGTATCGAAGTAAAAATATAATAATTGCTAATATCAGCAATGCAGAAAGTATTGTGATCATTTAAATTACCCTTGTTTTTTCATGTCCGACACGAATTCGAGGATCGCACCAGATTTCATAACCTGCTTCTTTGGCATCGAGACAGAACGAGACATCTTCGCCACACATATCCTGTACAGTACCAGACTCAAAGACCTGCATCTTTGGAGCAAACCAAGGATAAGGCATTTTCTTCTTACCACTCTCATCAAAGTCCTCAAAGACTCCTTTCTTAATGAGTAACCAACCAAATCCTGCATAGTCAACAGTAAATGGTTTCTTTCTCTTCTGAATTGTTTCGAGAGTCTCGTGATTCATCACACCACCATTCGAGGAAAAGTCCTCTTCATCCAACCAGTGAGCAACCGATGTAGTACGACCATCTTCAGTGCAGTACCAACCAGATACAATTGGTCTTATCTTTGTCTCATCAATTTTAATATTATGACCAACTACCTTTGTAACTACATTTCCATCTTTATCTGTAAGATCATCACCTTGTGCATCCTTGACAGATTCAGTAACTTGCTGTTTTGTAACTGCTTCTGCAGGAATTGAGTTTAAAATTAACTGATAAAACTTTGCGGTATCAAAAACAATATCACTATCAATCCATAACTGCCAATCATATTCTAACTTACCATCCCAAGGTAACTGATCAGGGCCTCGAAGAACATTTGCACCTAAACACTTACAACGGGCAAAATTTACCATTGAAGAATAATCCTGAGATATCTGTATTCCTCCACCTGCTTGTACAATATCAAAACATAACTGCACAAAGTTTTTCAGATAAACATAAGAAACTCCTCTACCCGGAAGACAGAAAACAATCTTCTTTCCTCTGATTAATTGTTTTGCAAGTTCGTAGTCCCATTCAGGTTCTTTTTGAACAGGAGCTTTTGGTTTGACTTTAAAACCTTTTGCCATAATTAAATCATTCTATAATTATATT